AAAAAAAGTTTTTGTTGCAGAATTCTTAACACCTTCCTCAGTATCCATCCAAACTTGTGAATCTGTCAAAAAAGAGTTTCCACCTTCCCCCTTATTTCTCATAGTAGAAATATTCTCAATCATTCCTTTTGCAAGAAATTCTTTATATCCTCTTGGTCTAATTGGAACAAGAAATCTTATTTCTGGAATTACAATCAAGCAAGGTTTATTTGAAAACCTTCTGTTCCTTATTATTTGCTCAAAAAGTGTCAAAATACAAAACTCCTTTAACTTTTCATCATCAATCCACCTTGTTCCAAAAATATGGTAATGTTCATTATCATTTAAGATTTCTTTCCAATTAAGTTTAAGTGAAGATCCGTCAGAAAACTTTTCAGGAAGAAGAAAAAGATGCTTTTTGAAAGGAAGAAAATAAGAAGCAACATCCTGAAGGCTTTTTGCTGTTCCTCCTGTTGTTCTTAAATGAAAAATCTTAGGATCAACTTTTCTACTTCCTTTTTCCCCCTCTTTTCCAATAATGCTATCCTGGATAAAATGCAGAAATCCATAAAGTCCATCTGTATCTTTTATTGAACTTGAAGCATTAAGCAAAAGTCTTATTGTATCACTTTCCCATGCACTCTCACAAAGCATACTCCATTCAATCCTTCTTAAATCCTTTAACCCAAAACCATAAAAAGTTATTTCTGGAAGTTTTTCTTTTGGAATAACATTAGTGTAAGGATGATACAATCTAACAGGCTTAGTTTCAACAGGTTTTCCAATTTTTCTTAAATGATGAATGTGATATGGTTTTTTAGGTTCAAACATTGCAAATCCAAGCTCAAATTCATCCTTAACATCAGAAAGACAAAGAACTACATAACCAGCTCTATAAAACTCTTCCATTATGGACTCCATAACTATTGTTTTGCCCTGTCCTGGTTTTGCAAATAAGAAAATGAATTCATTAGGAACACTTCCATCCCTATGTCTTATCGATAGGTAAGTATTTACATCATTTATTATTTCAACCATTTTTTTCTCCCATAGGAATCGGTTTCTGGCTCAAGAACTTCCAAACATTGAGCCCTCATTAACAAGGTTTTCAAAAGAGAACAGATGAACTAAGATAAGCCCAAATGTTGTTTTGCGTTTTTTTGCTCTTTCTTTGTGAAGTTTTGATTCCATATGGGAGTATCATTTTATTACTTTAAACTCTTCAGGAACAAGTGTCTTGTTTCCTCTAAAGAACCTCTTTTCAATCAAATTACAATATTCTTTACTGATTTCTATTCCTATAGCATTTCTGTTTAACTTTCTTGCACTAACTAATGTTGTTCCACTTCCTGCAAAAGGATCAAGAACAACTCCATCTTTAGGGCATCCCACCAAAATAAAGAACTCTGCAAGAGTTTCGGGAAAAGAAGCGAAATGTTGATTATCCTTATCTTGTTTTGAAAATTCATCAGACCTCCTAAACATTATAGCATTTGTAGGATTAGCATCCTGAACTTCAGCAGTAACACTCCAATTTTGATAACCTTTACCCACAATAGCATCTTGATTTTTGGTTAATTTTTTAGAAGTTTGTTTATCCCAATATTCCTTTAATTTTTGTTCTTTGTAAGGAGATCCTTCTTTATTCATAGTAGAACTTTCTTTATGTTTCATTCTATTAAAAGAGGAATTTTTTATAGGTGTTCTTAAATCTTCCAAATTGAAATAATACTTTCTATTCTTTACTATCTGAAAAATATATTCTGTTGAAGGAAGTAACTTGTCTTGAACAGGGAAAGGCATTGTTGATCCAATAGTTTCCTTTTCTGGATACATCATTAATTTCTTAACCCAAACACAATCATCTCTGATTAAAAATCCTTTTTCTTGTAAAGCAATGGCAATTTTGTGGGGAATAAGAAGTTTTTGTTTGCTTTGAAGCCAATTTGATTTAAATTTCCCTCTAATTTGGTTTGAATGATTACTCAACTCCTCATCAAGAAACTTACTTTTAAATTTATCCCCTTTAAATCCACTTCCACTTTTAGTGTAGTAAGTATCTCCCAAATTCAAAAAGAAAACCCCTGTTTTTTTTAATACCCTCATACACTCTGTAGATACTTCAACAATATGATTGATATAATCCTGAGGATGCTCTTCTAAACCTAAACTTCCTTTCCAAGCCCCACATTTTTTACAAGTTTTGTCTTGTGTCTTCCAATCAACTTGTAAATTTCCCTTTTTAATAGCATGATGAACTGTTGTTTTAGAACTTCCTCTATGAACATATCTCTCTTTAACCTCAAATTCATGTTCACACATTTTATTTTCCCCCCAAACTGTTTCTGTTTCACCTTTATAATTTCTTACACCAAAATAAGGAGGACTTGTTACTATACAATCAACACTTTCATTGGGAATTTGCTTTAAAGCTTCGCAGACATCCATATTGTATAAGGTAATCATTCTAATCTCCTCTGCTCAAGAAAAGGTTTAATTCGTGATTCTGCAATCTTGATATAATCTTGTTCTTTCTCTTTACCATAAACACCCTGAACACCCTCTTCTTCTGTTCCATACATTAAACTACTATTTCCTGTTTCTTTGAATTTATCCCACTCCTTACCCATAAATTCTAAACCATAAGGGGGGTCAGTTATTATAGCATCAACCGAATTGTCTGAAAGTTTCTTCATTTCTTCTATGCAGTCACCTTGAATTATTTTATTTATTGGAAGTTCCATTACTTTTCCTCCATCACCAAATCTCTGCTTTCTGCAAAAGGTTTCATTCTTTCAAAAGGAGATTTGATATACTTTTTATCCTCAAGAGTTTTGAAATATTGCTTTGGAATTGTGTGCCTCTGCATACCGCTTATTTTCATAAGAATATTAAACACAAAGAATATTTCAATCTGATAAGGAGAAACCTTTCTAACCAAAGAATTTATCTTTACTTGTTTTTCTTTGGGAATTTCTTTCCTTCCACGAATATCATCATAATAAATTTTAACTCTGTCAAGATGGGGTTTCATTTTTTCAAAGACTTTATTAACCTCATCCCATGTTTTATACTTCAAAGGTGTGTTTTTAAGTTCTTCAGCCATTCTCTTTTCAAACCATTCCTTTCCATAATTAACTATCAAATGGCTTGTAAGTTGATAAATAACATTTTTCAGATAAAAGAACTTGTCTATTCCTGTATGAATCCCACCATAATTTCCCAAGTCAGTGAATATCATTTGTTGGATATTTACTGCTATGCTTTTTGGTAATTCTTTTCTTTCAATTTCAATATCTTTTTTTTCTTCCATTATGTATTTGCCATAAACTCATAACCCAAAATCCCAATAGTAAAAGGTTTGTAAAGGCTTCCAAAAATGTTTGTATTTTCTTCAGAATGCTTTTCTATCTGATTCAAGGCAAGAATTATTATCTCATCCTCCTTTTGTTTTTGTATGAGAATTTTCTTATAATATTTATCCTTATCCTTTGAAGTTATAAATCTCTTCCACAAAATCCTTTTTTTCCTCAAAATAGGGTCACTTATATTAAGATAAGCTAAAGACATAAGGTAAGCACAAATATGCTCTCCAAAAGAATGTTCTCTCTCTAATGCCTTTAAGAAAATCTCTTCATTCTCTAACTTTTTCACAATTAATTGCCTTATTATGTTCATTTTATTTTATTATTTCTACATCATCAGACTCTTTATAAACCTCAGACACATTTTTTGATTTTTCAACCTCTTCTTCCTTCTCTTTCCTTCTTCTTTCCCAATAAGTTTCCATTATACATCCTCTCCGCCAATCACACTAAAAAACAATTTTATAAGTGAATTCATTTTTTCCCTTCTTGACCTAACAAAATCTTTTATCATTTCTCCATCCCAAAAACTCTCTATTTGAGAATCATTATAATTTTCAGCAAGAGTTCTCAAATCATCAGTCATCCCAGAAAACTGAGAAAGATATGTTTTAATTCTTTCATCCAAACTATCTTCTCCTTGAAAGAGATTGATACATTCAGAAAGAGTATCATAACAATAAAGAAAGACATCACCAAATACTATACTATCCTTTCTTGACTTATTCCTCTTTTGAATAAGAGATTTTTTTTCATCATCACTTATTATCTCAGTATCTTCAAATATAGATTTTAATGAATCTGTATCCTCTTTTGATAAATTAACTAATTTCTGTTCATCATGTTCACTCATTTTTCAATCTCCAAAAATTAAATTTACCCCTTTTGTCTAATTCAACCTTCCCCTCATATAATAATTGATAAAGTAAAAGTTCAGCTTTATAAATATGAATACCTAAAGATGTTTTTATCTGATTCAAAGTAAACCATTCTTCTTTTTTATTTAAAAATTTAATTATATCTTTCTTTTTAATATCATCTTTAATATTCATATTATAAAATAGTTTAATGGTATTTAAATACTTTGTGTTCTTTGGGTTCTTTGGTTTGTGGACACGGACAATACGGACACACTATAAAAAGATTGCTGAACAAAAATTCAAAAAGTAATATTTAAATATTACTCTTTACTCTATTCTCTATGGATTTGTCTCCAATTCCAACACAAATAATAAGAACAACAACTACATCCTCAAAATTCGGTATTTTATCACTTTTTAGATTTGCTTGGAGGCATTGGTTTATAATCTCTTTTTTTATCTTTCTGCTTCCAACAATAATTTCATCAATCCAAATAGCAAGAGAAACAAACAATCCATCATATCCTTTTGTTATGTCAGGACTTGCAGTAATCAACGCAGATAATGAACTTGATAAGACAGTGGACTCGTTAAAAGACAACCCTATTGAACTAAAAGGAGAAAAGCCAGATACAGGATTATGGAACAAAACAAAATATTATTGGAATCAAATTCTTTTATATTGGCAGATAATTGGACTTGTTTTCCTTGTTATAGTTCCTTTCAAGATTGCCTACAGTTTTTTTAAATTTAAAGGAGACAGAGCAGGATATGATCCTTCAATATGGGAAAATTTAAGGAAAAGTTTCATTATTGGATTTATTTTTATTTTCTTTGTAAACCTAATTATTGTAATTGTAGGATTATCAAACGGAACTCTTTTAATGAATATCCCAAATGGGACAGTTTATGAACAAACATGGAAAGTTATAGTAAAAACAATCCCATTTCACGGAGTTTGTAACCTAATTATTTATTTAATTTCAATTTTAAGTATCTAAATCTGTGAGAAAGGTCTCAGCATATCATCATACTCTACTTTCTTAAATTTTGTGTAATAAGAAATGGAGTTTAACTTCTTTAAAATCATATTTGTATTAGCAGTCCAAACAGGATATTTATTTTCACTAACACCTTTTTGAACCAAAACACCCTCTTTTATAAGTTTATCTAACCATTTACGAAATTCCATATTATTCTCTCCAACTCCACATATCCTTTCAAAGTCTGATTTAGTTCCTGCATGAGAAACTTTCAAAATTCCAGAAGTAAAATCAGAAAGGTAAATTGATTTTAAATAATGAACTTCTTTCTCTTCTTTCATAAAAAACAAAGGAAAAGCAAATATTTAAATGTTAGTTTTTTTACTAATATCCTTTATAAAGGAGAAAACCCTTAATTCCTTATGAGTTCAAATATATTCACCCAACACTATACAACAACCCTATGTTTATAGGTTGGGGCATAATTACACCAAAGAGGTTGAGGTTAGAAAACAACAAACCTAAAATGAAAGGGGGTTAAAATAAAGATGAATAAAAAAGGAATGGGTGCAGGCGGATGGATATTCTTCGGATTATTTATTTTTGCAATAGTTGGTCTTGCTGTTTACTTCGGAGTTTCCCAATCGGGAGCAGGAGTTCCATCATCAACAACTAACAACTGTGAAACAGCTCCTTACATAACTCTTACAGGATTGAATGCTTCTACAAAATCACAGACTCTAAGTCCAACATATTATCACCAGTTAAATGGTGTTTATAGGGGAACTTTGACAAGTGGTTCAAGTGGAACAACTTTCTCTTTAGGAGATAAGGTAACAATTTTGTCTTCATTAGCTGGATACAAGGACATAATCCTTCCTGAAGTTGTGATTACAAAGTGTGCTTCAAGTGATGTAAGTTTTGAGATGAATTATGAAGCATCAGGAGGAACATTCAGAATTTTCAACTCTGATGGTCTTGTTTTGCAGGATGCAGAACTTGGATTAACTGGAAACAACCAATCATCTATATCTGCAGGAACAAGTAAGTCTGTAACTATACAACTTACATCTGGAGGTAAGGAAAATGTTGATCCTACATGGATTAGTATGGAACTTACAAACAAATCAAATGTAAAGAATTTGATTTGGTCTGGAAAAGATGGTGTAACAGTTACTGAAGAAACCACTCCAAGATTCTTTAGTTTTGAAAACTCCACAACTACAGGATATGTAGAATTTGCAAGAGTTTCTGGATTAAAGGGTGCAGGTGCAGTGAATGAAATTACCGTTACAATTGAAGCTTCTTCAACTGCTTCATATAACATAGACGCAACAAGTGTCTTTGTAAATGGGTATTCTGAACAAGCATTCGTTGATACAGATGGTTCATTCAAGTATGGAGTAGAGGATTCAGATGCATCCACAAAGTATGATGTGAAATACACAGACTACGACTTCCACATTACTTAAGTAATCTAAAAGTCAAAATCTATTTCTTTTTTCTTTTTTTTTACATCTTAATTGGAATTCTACATAAAGTCCCTCATGCGACACCAATATTCACGTCCCGATTATGCGACAATCTCACCACCCGAAATGTTTATAAATAGGATTAGTTTAATTATAATATGGTTATAAAGGTTCAAAGAAGTGTTCTATTCGAAAAAGAGATTCTTAATAAAATTCAAGAAATGGCAGACAAACAAAATAGAAGCTTTAGTTCTATGACGAATATTATTTTAAGAGAATTATTCGAAAAAATAGCACTTAAACAGGAGAAAAAGAAATGAATGAATTCAATGAAGAAAAAATAGATATAATTACCCAAGATCAAAAAACCAATTTAAATAGTCAGGGAGACAAGGTAAAAAAAGATGATGATTTGATGGTGAAATCATCTGGAGACACAAACTTTGCAAGGGGAAGCGAGAACCATCTAAAAGACTTGCAAAAGGATAATCAGCCACTCCCTGACAAGAAAAAAAATAAAGCATTATGGATAATGGGAACAATAGGATTAATCATACTCCTAATAGATATAACCTTTATTGCATATTTTTTTAGTGCAAAAGAATTTAATCCAAATGTCAATGTAGACAATCCAGTGAATGTAAATCCTACGAACAATTACACAATACTGAACAATCAAACAATAGTAGTTGATGTTGATCCAGACATAATGGACAACATAATGAAAAATATCTCTGCGATAAGAGGAAATCTCTCACAAATTAAAGAAAAACTGAATATAACAAATTAAAGAAAATGACAACAATTTATATAAAAGCAACAGAAGATACTGAAGATAGACTTATTTCTAAATTAATGGATATTCTTATTAAATATGGATTTAAAACAGAAAAATATCTCGGAATTGCAACAAAAATTATAATGGCTAAAAAGGAGCAAACAGAAAAATGAAAAAAAAAGAATTTATATCAATACCAAAAAAAGATTTAAAATGGTGGATAATTCTTATTCTTACAATAGGGGGTGCTATAGGGTGGATAATCGAATTAATCCTTTTTATTTACATTGTAAGGTAAAGAGGGGAGGAACAAGAATAATAGTTTCAATAATTATCGGCATTATTATAATTATCGGATTAATTTTTCTTCTTATAGTAGTAAGTCAGGAAACACAAAAAAAAGAAGAAACAAAGAATGTAACCAACATAAATCTTTACATAAATTCTGTAGATTCAGATAATAAAAAACAACTTGAATCAGATTATATGTTATTAACAGAATCAGGTCAGTTTTTATCAAGTGGAAAGTTGAGCAAGGATTCTTTAATTGAAGTTCCAAATATATCTAAGGAACAAAAAATCATAGTATTCTGTTATGGAAGCAATCATTATTCTTCAAAAATAATAAAGGAATTCAGTCAATCAGAAAAAGATAACAATGCTTCAAAAGTCACTTGCTATCAAGACCCTATTGGAACTTTGAAAATTGAAAATTCAGGTAATCTTCAGGGAATAAACAACATTCTAAAATTTAACATAACTTCAGATAAATCATTCAAGAAATTATCAGCAGTCTTAAAGTGGAGAGGGATAATAAATGTTGATTTACAAGAAAACACAGCAACCTGCGACAAGTGGATAAACTACTCTTACTACAATGAAAAAGAAAAGATATTCTCGTGGTTGCCTCAAAATCATTATCTCTGTGGAAACACAACCCAAAAATGCAGTAAATTAGATGAACAAATCTGCCTTCTTAGTCAAGATATTCCATTAAGATTTAATAAGTTAGTTGATAAGGCAATCTCAACTGGAAAGGATATTAACAAGGAAATAACAGAATTGACACTTTATGTAAAAACAGAAGAACTAAAAACTACGGGAGACTACATAGAGATAACATTTTATGATGAGGACTTAGTTTATGAAGGAGGGCAATTTATTTTGACAAGTGAAAGTGAAGGAAAAAACATAGGAAATCCTTCAGATTTAACTTTCAGAATATATTACGAACAATGAAAATACCATGGGTTGTCTTAATACTTAGCATAATCATAGGAATACTTATGTGGATAATGTTAAGCAACTATATTATTTTGCCAAAAGAACAAACTCTTAATTTCTCAAATCCTCCATGCTATTACTATGTTGGAGAAAAAGAGATAAAACTTTTCGGATTGAACAATTCTATCAATCATAGCATTTCTGTTTTGGTAAACCAAAAAGAGACACAAATCATTGTCTTTGATAAAACCACAGATCCTCCAACCAAAATTCCTCTATGTAAAAATAACACCATCCAACTGCCTAAAGGCAGGGGTATTCAATAAAAAATATGAAACTAAAAACAATCCTAATTACATTCTTAATCTTATCGACATTAGACTTATTTTCAACATTTATCGCACTAAATTTCTTAACGGGAATTTATGAATCAAACCCATTAGCAAAATCCTTCTTTGGGTATGGATTCTTTGGATGGATTACATGGATTATCATAACCTATATTGTTATTTTTTGCTTATCATTATTTGTTTTTTACATGCCTAAAATAGGAAAAAAGATGGGAGAAATCAAATACCTAAATTATGAAATAATAAAAATAAGCAAGGAAACAGAAGAAAAAATATATAGAATAATGTCTTTAATTACTTTTTATGCTATATTTGGAATTTACATTTACTTGTTGATAAATAACTTTTCAATAATAATAGATAGAATTTGAACAAAAATTCAAAAACAACAAATATAAAAAGGACAGAAACATAAGAACACTATGGAAAATACCGAGATACCTATAATTAAATGTGCTTATGGTTGCGGGAATCTAATTCCCAAATTTTATAAAGAAAAAGATAGAGTAAGAAAAGATAAGGAAAGGAGGTATGACATTGGACATCAGAACTATGAATATTCTAAAAGATTTTTAGGCGAAAATAAAGAATGGAAGAAAATATGCCCAATAAAACTAAAAAATGGAACAGAATAGAAACAAATGGTTTACACATGAAATAAACGAAATAACTTTTTTCGTAATATTTGGATTGTTAATGACAATAATAATCCCAGTTGTTTTTGGATTTGTTTTTGGTGGATTTGAAGAAAGTTTTGTTTCTGGAAGACCTCTTCAATTTGGAGATATTCTTACAAATTATCTTTTATACTGGATTTTAATTATAGTGGCATTGATAGGACTTCCTATGTTAAAAATAAGAGAGATGTATCTAACAAAAAGAGGAGAGCATCCTTCAAGTCAAAAGAATCCAAGATTAATGGGTGTGGCTTATTTACATGACCCAGAGCAAGATGGATTGCTTTATAGTATGTCCAATGAATTAGGTCTAAAAAAGAATTACATGAGATGGAGTTTATCTATGTTAAGAATGTTCATAATATTTACTCTAATATTTGGTGGAATAGGAATAGTTCAAACAATAACCAACTTTTCTTTTGTAGGCATTCCCCAAATGCCTTTTCAACTGACTTCATTTGGTAAAGTCTTCTTCAGTGCAGAACCACCTGCCTTTGCAGAAACTATGATGGCAATTTTTATTTTTTCTTTGCTTATGGGAATAGTTGGATACTTGACATCAAAATATAAATTTGGAAAAATGGGGTATTTCTCTATAGGATTTGTAGTGTGTTCTATGATGGCAATACTTTGGATGGGATACCACTCCATTGTTTATTCTAATTCAGAATCAGCATTAATAGCTACATTAATCTTTGGATTTTTTGGAAGTATGCTAACACTTCTGTTTGGATCGTGGATACCATGGTATACATGGCATTTTTGGAATAACTTCTTTGTAAAATTAGCAGAAGTTGTAACAATTAGAGAAGATATTATTCTTGTTGGAATAGTTGTATGGTTTGTTTTGTTAGTTCTGTATATCAGTGGAGAATATTTAGTTTCCAAAATAAAGAAAAAAGAAGTTTTATAGAAAAACCATATCTTAGAAAACTCTCTTTTTGAACAAAAATTCAGAAAAACAAAATATTTAAAGGTAATCTTCCTATAAAAATAATGAATAAAAAGGGTGTTCTAATCTTAGCATTGATTTTAACAATTCCACTTATTTTAGCATTTGGAAGTCAAAATCAAGAATTCAATTTATGGGAATGGATTAAAAATTTGTTCTCAAAAGAAGTGAACATACAAGAAAGCACCAATCTTTCAAATTCTTCTCTCTATTTTAAAAATATCAATATAAGTTTTATTAAAGTAAATAATGAAGATAAACAGTTATTTCTTGATTATTTAAATGATGTAAATGATTGGTGGTTTTATAACATAAACAAAATTAGCGTATTTGGAGACAAAGAACTATTTACTTCACATTCAGGGTGTCTTGCAGAAAGAGGATTGATTGGATGTAATTTAGGAAACGGCAAAATAAAGATTTATTTTAAGGCATCAGAATACTTAGATAATTCAATAAAAGCTGTTATATGCCACGAATTATTACACACCTACATTCCAAATTCAGGAGGAAATAAAGACCAACAAATTCATAAGATAGTTTATGATATTGGTAATAGTGAGGCTTGTTTCAAATGAAAAAAATAAAGTATTTATTTTTTGGGTTAATCGGAATATTCTTGTTTATTGCTTTAATAGAATCAGCATCTTGGATAATTTCAACATTCACCTATGACAATCAAAAGATTGATATTACATCAAGAAGCAATGACACAAGATCTATTTTTTTCAGTCAAAACGGAACTTTTATGTATATTGCAGGTGGTGGTTCTTATGGAGAATCAGGCGATGGAATGATTTTTCAATACACACTCTCAACTGCATGGGATATTTCAACAGCTACCTACAACGGGATAAATTTTAATGCAAGTTCGCAAGACAGATACCCTGAAGGATTATATATTAATAGTTCTGGAACAAAAATGTTTATTGCTGGACAAGGTGGGAGTCCTGGGCAAGATAAAATTTTTCAATACACACTATCAACAGCATGGGATATTTCTTCTGCTTCATACGACAATGTTAATTATGTTTTGGGAGAAGTAAACAATCCAGTAGGATTATTTGTTAATTCTTCTGGAACGCAAGTATACACTATTATTGGTTCTAATTGTGAAATATCAGAGGTTACATTATCCCAAGCATGGAATCTTTCTTCTAACATTTCTAATACTACAACTTTACACGCATACGGAACATATGACTGCACTGGTATGTTTGTCAATTCATCTGGAAACGGATTATATTTGTCTAATAAGGGAAGTGATACAATTAATTATTATTCTTTATCTGAACCATGGAATTTATCCTCACATACTACTGAAGATTCACTTGATGTATCTACTTTAGCAAATAATCCATCTGGTATTTTTTTAAAACCAACAGGTAACAGACTATTTGTTTTGAATTATACACAAATTATTTCATATTCTGCAAGTGTTATTCCAACAATATCAAATATTTATCCAACAAATAACAAAAATTTTTCCACAAGTTCAGTTAATTTCACAATTTTGCCTTATGATGAAATGAACCTCTCTGGATTAAATGTTACAATTTATGGAAATTGGTCTGGTTCTTGGACAGCAAATTTAAGTAATTCCTCATCTTTCAACAATACCAACACAACAATTAATGTCACTGGAATTCCAAATGGAAAGTTTATATGGACTTCTTTCGTGAATAATACATTAAATGCTTCTTTGAATGGAACAAACTGGACATTTTCAGTAGATACTACACCACCTCAATTCGACTTAAATTCTATTAATGTTTCAACGACAGCAGGAAGCCAGACCTTCACCTTCGAATTTAATGTGAGTGATGCTGTAGTAGGGGTAAACAGGTGTTGGTATTCAATTCTTTTATCAAATTATTCCGTAGACTCTGCAACAATAGAAAATACTTCTGTAAACTGTAATTCAACTGGAAATTCTGAAACAGCAAATTCATTAGGTAATAGGGTTTTAAGAATATGGTCTAACGATTCTTTAAATAATAGAAACTATACAGACAAGAACTTTACATTATCTACACTTCCTCTTCCACCTGGCGGAGGCGGAGGAAGTTCAATTTATCCTTTATCTTTGGCAAAGAACTTTACAATAACAACAATGAATTTAAAGAACCTTTTAGACATGAGTTTGGCAAAGAACTCAACAAAACCAAGAAAAAACAATTTTCTTTTAATAAACAAGGATTTGACAAAAGTAAATGTAAAGATAGAATGTAATACAGAGAATGTTAATAAATCAAGCAGGGGAATAAATATCTGTGACTATGTGTCTTTCTCAAATAATACCTTTACAGTTCCTCCAAATGAACAGGACAGGATAGTTGGAGAATTTAGTGTAAAAACTCCTATTGGAGCAGATTTCGGGGAAAAGTATTATTTTAACATAATAGCAGTGGAGCAGGGAAAAAATGAATATTCAAAGTTATCAGTAAAAACAGAAGTAACATATCTGGCAATGCTTTACAGATGGAATTATTTCCCCTTCCAGAATGCTCCAGATGAAGAAAAAAAGAGTTACCCTGTAACTGGAATTTCTTTAATTCTTTCCTTAACTCTATTCATAGTCTCTCTTGTGATATTCAGGAAATTCAAAATGAACATAAGTGGGTTTTTCTTCTCTTTAGGAATTTTCATTATTTCATTTATTCTATTTTTGATATCGCTTTAAACACTTTAAACCTTTAATTTTTGAACAAAAATTCAAAAATAGAAAGTTATTTAAACATTAAATCATTTAAAAAACCATGAAAAGAATAGCAATATATATAATTCTTGGAATTCTGCTTTTGGCAATAATCGGGACTGTTGTTTATTATGAAAATGCCACACAGAGTATTCTATCTCAATCAAAAGTAAATATAGATAGTGGAAAAGTTTATTGGACTCTGACAGGAAGTGCAAATTCAAATACCCCTGAAATTTATACATTTACTCCAACAAAACAAACATTACAAGATGGAAGTGGAACGACAATAATCCCTAAGAAAAGTTTAACACTTGCAATAAGCAAAATAGACAATAAATGTGTATATAAAACAAATTTAATAACAAAATCTTACAATTTAGGATTATCAAAATTTTATTATTACACATTAACAAATCCAGAAAAAATAGCAAATGTTAACTTCACAGATGGAAATGGAGTTACCAAAACATTAGATGGAGCATTAGTCCAAGAAATTTCAATTAAAGATTCTGATGGAAGTGGAGAAATAAGAATACAAACTCAAGGTCTTTTGACAGGAAAATTCAATTGTCCAAATTATGACAATACAGCATTATATGTAGCAAAGGATGGAAGTTATGGATTTTTCTACAGAGATGATATTGATTCATTAGTAAATGGTTGGTGGACATTAGGATATCCAAAAGATACCACAATTGATAAATTCAAGGATTCAAATTATTTGATTTATAATACAGGTTTTACAAATACTCTTAAACCATATATATATAACAGGCAAGTTGGAGAAGTTATAGGAAATATTAATTTTGGAAATGTTGTTTTCACAATAACTGCTGACCAAGATTATTTCAATAGTGTCATTTATACTCCTCCAACAATAGCAGATCCAGAAATTGTTTTAATTGATATTCCTTCTGAAATAAGACAAGATACTTTAAGTTCTATGACTATTAAAATAAAGAATAAAGTTTCAAATAGTGGAAATCTAATAATAACTCCAACATCAGATATTACAACATTTACTCCTTCACAAACAATAGAAAATATTATTGGTAATGGAAACATAGAAATTTCGTTCCTTGTAAGAGCAAAAGACATTGTTCAAAGTGGAAAAGTTTCAGTAAAAGTATGTGGAAGTTCCCAATTTAGCAATGATATAAAATGTGATGAAAAAAGTAAATCTTTTTCAATAGTTTCATCAAATGATAATGTAAAGATAGAATGTGGGGATAATATTTGTCAATCATCAGAAACAAAAGAAACTTGTCCTAATGATTGTAAATCAAGTAGCAATAATAAATATTACTGTAAATGGTATCAAGAAGAAAAAGGAACAAGTAAAGGATCTTTATGGGGATTGCTCCCTGGAAAACAAGCAGGATGTTACACATCGGGATGGGTTTACCTTGCCATTGTTTTGATAGCCTTAATCATTTTAATGATTATATTTTGGGGATTATTATTAGTTATGAATAAACTAAGATAAATTAAAATGAAAAAAACACTACGAATATCTTTAAGTATTATTGGAATTCTTCTACTTGTAGGAATTTTTTTTTTAGTAATGAACTCAACAAAGCAGAGTGCCTTTCCAGACTTCGGAGCAGGAAATACTGTTTTAACTATAAGCAATTTACAAGGAGAATTTAGTGTAACAAACACAATAGGAAGTTCTCAATCTTGTGGAAGTGATGTAAAAAACAATTTGGATATGGACATTAACATCCTATCAACATCACCATTTCCAAACACCCTATCCAAAAGTGAAAAGTATCCTTTAAAAAATATTAAAATAAATGGTTTGGCAGTTCAATCACATCTTAACGGATGTAGGGATAAACTATCATTGGTAAACCCTTCCTATTCAGGGTATTGTCAAAACCATGACAATCCTTACGGATGGGAATGCACAATAAATATAAAAGCCAACTCAAGCACAGGAGAAGGCATTTTCTATGGAATTACTTCTGGAAGTTTTGACATAGACACTTCAAAGATAGAAGAAACACCAATAGAATATATACCTACCTCAACTAACCAAACAGAGATAATCACACAGGAAGACATGAATTTAGTTCAAAATTTGGTTGATGAAGGAAAGACATTAACAGAAATCTCTCAAACAACTGGATTCAGCGAAGACAAAGTGACATTTATTCTTGAAAATCTTGAAGAAGATAACCCACTCATGCCTGTAATAATCATTGCTTCATTAGTTGTGATATTTTTAATAATCCTTTTCACAATAGGATTTATGCTTATAAGGAGGAAAAAGTAAAATGGTTAAGAAGAATATTGTGATTACATGGATAATACCTTTGATAATAGGAATTTTGATTATTGTTGCTGGAATTTTGGTATTTCTTTCGATTCAAAAAACTGATAATTTTATGACTTGTATGGAAATTAAAGGATTGAACAAATGTTCAAACATAGGACTCACCAATCCATCAAATAGTGTTATGACAGATATTAGTCCAGAAAGAATGCTTGAAAATTTAGAGTTATATAAAATATCTTGTTTTAGTATTAGTTCCACTACAACAAATTACGAGAAAACATTAACCTTTACAACGAAGGATGTTTTAGAATGTTCAGGGAAAAATCCAATATATCAATATCCATAAGATACAAAGGAGGTCTCAATTCCGAGAAAGATTGAAAATGGTTAAAAGATTGAATTTACAGAAAAACAAGAAGAGAAAGTAAAAGAAATAATAAAGATAATAAAAAAGGAGGAAAAGATGAAAATAGCAATATACAAAAAAGGAAGAGGAAATCCAACAAATAGAAAGTTATGCTTAATTGGTGAAGGAAAATCGAAAGCAGAAGTTATAAATAGAAATAAAAGAGTAGGAGGGTTTACTAAAGGAGAATATGTTGCTTTTGAAGTCTCAAATAACAAAAGGGATTATAAAATTGATGGAATTCCAGTAAAAAGTAATGGAACCCCTTTTAAGATATAACATGAAAAAAACACTATGATAAACGAAACATCACAACTAACCTATGAAAGCATTAGGACAGTAACAACAAATCCACCAGTATTAGTTATGCTTTTAATAATTTGGTTCTTGCCAATCATTCTTTACCTTATAATAGCAAGTGTCACAAAAGCAAAGTCCTCATCAGGAAGAACTTTTGGAAGAATGATTTTTACAAGGGGAACAGCAATAGTCTTAGGTATTTGGTTATTATTTCAAGTATTATTATTCATAATAGGACTTATATTTCCTGTTTGGATTAAAATGATTGGATAATAAAATGACACTTAAATTTTACAAACATTGGATAGACGACAACAGAAAAAGAAGCACTAAAATTCGCTGAAGAATATATAGAATCACATTAATATAATTGAAAGGAGGAAAAAAATGTTTAAAACAGAAAAAAAAACACAATCTTGGTTAGGATATCTTATATTGGTTCTTTCCTTGATATATGTTCTAACTTCATTAGGAAAAGTAGATTGGATAATTTGGTTTGCAGTAGCATTTGGAGTATTCCTATCAATTTTTCTATTAATAGAAGGAGGAGTATATGATTATTGGAGAAGCAAAGGATACAAGGAAGTAACTGCACACGATTTCCTTGTATGGCTTACAATGTTCGTTGCGGGGGCTGTATTCCTCAATTCAATAGCTTTGATAAGTGTTATAAAGGATATGATTCCAAGTTCAGTGTTGGGATTCCTATCAACAATAGGAGTAACTACAGCGGTTATTGCAGGAATACTTGGAATGATATACATAATTGTGCCTAAACCAAAATCATAAAAACAATTTATTATTTTTATTTATTTTATTTATTTTTTTGATTGAAAAAAACGAAATTTGAACAAAAATTCAAAAATAGAAAAGTATAAAAAGGAGAAGAACATAAAAAGAATATGACAGGAGAAGGAAAATACCAAGGTTGGACGAATTGGGAAACATGGCATACTGCTTTACTAATAGACAATGAATATGATATATACCAAAAGAAAATTGAATTAGTCAAGAAAAAGGCTTCTTTGGAAGAATTCAAAAGGAGATTAAAAATAGCTGAAGATAAAACTAAAATGATAACAAGAGAAGACCCAGAAAATTGGGGAAAAACTTTTGGTAAGGTAAATTGGCAGGAAATTTATGATAAAACAATGACGGAGGAATATTCATAAAAATGAGCAAATATTGTTTAGACAGACAAGGCTACGGTAAATCCTTCTACTTTAGGATTATATCTATTTCAGAGAGCAAGGCAAAGAAACTAAAAAGTCAGGGTGTTAAGGTTTTCAACTCAAGATTAGAAGCTGAAGAATATATTAGGAGCAAGAAATGACAAACCACAAATGGACTGAAAAGGAAAAAGAATTGATTAAAAGATACTGCTTATCCATACTAAAAGAAACAGAAAAAATCCCTATTCTAACCCATATATCAACCAACAAGTTAAATTATTATATGATATAATGTATTGGGATTAAAAATGGCGAAATTTCCAAGAAAGATAAAAAGAGATGAAATAGATATAAACAAAAGTGATAACCACTATTTCCTTGATATTCATGCTCAACCATACTTTGACATTTTCAGGATATTTGATAGTTTAGACGAGTTAATAAATCACCTAAAAAAGTATCCTTTAGAAAATAAAAATAAAATCATTTCAGAGATAAGATTAAGAGAAACTGCTAATAAATTAAAGGAAGCAAATTTAGGAGAAAACTAAAATGAAACTTCCAAATGGATGGCAAAGAGATTTTAAAGAAGAGGGTGGTAATGTTCTTAGATGGTATAAAAAACCAAGTGAAGGAATAATTGCTTCTTTAGTAAAAGGTGACATTACAAATGAAGGGGAATGGAGAATTTCTGGACATGAATTTGATACAATTGAGGTTAGGGGAGATATGTATTTAATGTTAAAAAGGTCTGACTTGCAAAATATTAGAATACTTGATACTTTAATTAGGAGGGAAAAGATGAAATGAAAAACAAATCAAGAGCTATACTAAAACAAGGAATAAAATATCTTTTGATAATTGTTGTCCTGCTTACAGGTTTCTTTCTTTATAGAATAGTTTGGGATCAGCCAATGAGTGTTATTTATAAGGGATTTTTGATTGGAATAGCAATTTTAATAATTTCTATTATTATGGATGCTTTGACAGTAAAAGACATAATTCCAGTTCTTAGGGGTTAATTTTGGGATTTTTCTATTGGAAATAATGCTTAAAAGAAAGATTTTTTATTCGTCGTAAAAGATTTCTATCATCGTCAATATTCCACATGAAACGAATGTTAAGGAAAAAATTAAGGTAGAGAAAGATATATAAAGAGTTAAGCCCTATACTCTTATATGATAAATTCTATGACTAATAGGGAAAAGGGTGCTACGACTTCCACCCATATAATAAAGAAGTTTAATATTAAAATAACACATTCCAACTACCTAAAGGCAGGGGTATTCAATAAAGATGTCAGAAATAATATGTGAATGTGGAATGAAAATCAGAGGAAAGGGAAATTCACAAGCACAAGTAAAGGCAAATCTCAAAATCCATAAAAAATCAAGGATACACAAGATTTTAATGGAATCAATAAAAAGACAGAGGAAATAACAATGAACAACACAAAAGTATTCGGAATAAAGAAAATGGATTTCTTCAAATTTATTAGTAAAATAAATGAATTGTATCACAATCATAAATTCTTTATAACACAAAAATTCAAGGATCAAAATAGATTTTATGCAGTTATCTATTTTAATTTAGGGGATAGAATATGAACGACGACACAACCTATAATGTAGTAAATGATATTTTAAAAGACTATCCTAAAACAAGAAATGATGATTTTTTGCTTTGTAGTCATGTATTAGTTAGATTAGGATATGCACATAAAGGAGAAGATAGAATTAGTTTTAGATATAAGAATATTGAATATGCTCCTGTCTTTGAAACAATAACGAGAATTAGAAGAAAAATTCAAAATAAAGAAAGAAGATACCAACCGAATGAAGAAACTATGGTTAAAAGAGCAAAGCATCAAACAAGAATGCACAATAAATATTCTAATCCTAATTTATTAAATACTAAACCTATAAGTCAAAATAATGCACCAAATTCTTGGATGTTACCTTAAAATGACAAACTTACTTCGTTTAATAGGATTGCAAGAGAAATATAATTTACCAGAAGTTACTTTACTTGTAATAAAATATGAGCAAATATATCAAGGTATAAAGAATTGTCATAAATATAGATTAAAAGATGATATTTTTCATAAGGAAATATCATATAAGATACTTGAGAAAAATATAAGATTAATGAAGAGGTTAAGTCATAATAAGGGAGAAAAACTAAAATGACAACCGACGAAAATCAAATATGCAAATGCGGATATAAAAAAGAAGAACATAGTGATGATGGGAAGATGTATAAGTTTATGAAGATTAATTATGTGGGCGATATGAAATATGCTCAAATTTGCAGAAAATTCACACCAAAAAATAATCAAAGTCGTCAGGAAAATCCTAATAGCAAGGATGAAAGCGTAAGTCGAGAGAGTGTCGCTATATCTTCTCTCGGTGCTGTTCCTGACACTCATACTCAAAATGGTTAAGAAAATAAAAGGCGATTTGATACTGAAAGAGGATTTAGTTGTGTTTGAAGAAAGCATAGAAGTAGAGGGTAATATAATTTCAGATGGTTATTGGAGAAATCTTAAAGTTATGGGAAACATAAAAGCATGGAATATAAACACACTGAACATAGACGCATGGGATATAGACGCATGGGACATAAATACAGGGGACATAAATGCATGGAACATAAATGCAAGGGACATAAAAGCATGGAACATAAATGCAGAGGATATATACGCATGGAATATAGACGCATGGGATATAATCTGCGAGATGAGAACAAAAAAAGATATTAAGTGTAAGACAAGAGCGAGAATTTATATTAAGAATAAAAGCAAAATTGAGAGGAAAGAACATGATGACTAAAACTCAAAGTCCGCCAATTTACCGCAGGGATTCCATTAAGGTTGCAACTGCTTCGGCGAACAAGCCAGAAGAAAGTAGTCAGCAAATATATAGGGCTGGCGAAACTTCTGGCTCTAATACTAAACCAATAATGAGATGTATGTCAAAGGAAAAATTTAGAATACTTCAAGATAAATATGAATTTACAACTTCTATGGTTAATGAAATTGTTAGAAATGCAAAGAATTTTGATGTTTTGGTTTTACAAACACAATTTAGAGAAGGAAAACACTGGATAGATAATGCTTGGATTTTGAATGAAGAAAATCCAGAGGTTTTTATGGAATTAATAAAAAAACTATGGAATAATCCACTTGGCTCTGAACATATCGCCGAAAATCAGAGAGGAAGCAAAAGAATAAAGGGTGAAAGTCCTTTGGTGGATGGCTCTAATGCTCAATTTAATCCAAATAGAGAAACAGATAGGCTTTTATTTGAGAAAATGAGAACATCCTATAATGTTAATTTTGTGGATAATCGTGCAGATAAGCCAGAGGAAACGGGTAATAGTATGCCTAAAGCCTCTGATTATGATATATTAGAAGGATTAGGTAGAGGAGAAAATAAATATAAGATTGGGTTTAAAGATGGACAAAAAACTAAAAAAAGTTATAGGGAAATAGATATTAATGAAATAATGAGAAAGGTAAGAATAAATTTAGGTGTTAATGAAAGAGATTTTTATTATTCAACTCATTTAGGGTTTTTTATTCAGGATTATATAGAAGAAGCGTTTAAGGTAGGATGTCCTTCCTGCAAAAATAAAAAAACTATACCTGAAAAGAGGTATATAAATAAAAAAGGTTGTAAAGGATGTTCATTATGTTGAGGTTGAAAAATAACATCTTTCCACTGCCTAAAGGTAGGGTATTTAATAAAGAAAATGAAAGCAAGATATTGTAATAAATGTAGAAAATTATATCCAGAAGATAAAATAACTACTGGGGAGATAAATGGTTTTTGGATGAATGAACTAGACGAAATTGATTTATGTGATGAATGTAAAGATAAATTGGAGGATTTTGTATTTGGAAATAATGATAAAGGTTAAACTTCCAATAGAGTATAGAAAGAAATTCCTTAAATGGAAGAAGGAACATACTTTGAAGTCTTTGCCAAAGGGTATTTCCCAGAAAGAGAAAAAGGAGTTGATTAATGAATATTGGTTAATTAAGGATAGAAGGCAGATGTGGATTTCAGGAGCAGGAAGAATTTGTTTATGGATGGCTTACATACAAAAGGGATGGCAGAAATCTTTACAAAATTCAAAGAAATACCATTCAACGCCTGAACAAAAGTTAGAAGTATTAAAATTTATGTTTAGACAGGAATTATATGGAATTAATTTATTGAAAAAGGTGGATAAATTTAATGCTCCCCTTTTAATTAACGAAGGAGGAACAAGGTGAAAAATGGGAGATAAAAGAGTAAAAATAGTTCATAAGTGTTCAGGTTCAGAAACAAAAACATTAATTAATTTACCAATAAAAAGTTATCAATTAAATCTTAAAAAATATATTTTAATTGTGAAACTTAAAAAGGAGAAAATAAGATGAGTATAAAATCTTATGAATTAGCGTTGCATCAAACATTAGAGTTAGATAATATGAAACCGAAAAGAATAAGAGAGGAGAGTTTTAAGCGAAGATATAAGATATTAATTGAAAAGGAGAGGAAAGCGAAATGAAAAAGTCAAAAAATAGTTTGCAGACAAAACCTTTAGGGGATACAAAAAGTCAAGTTGCTAACGACATAAGACAGCGTTATACTGATGGTGTCCCTTCTCGTAGAGGTGGAGAATGAAAATTATATACACAATAGATTTTTTTAAAAAGAATTTTGTTTGCATTAATAAGTGGTATAGGGAGAATTATAGGAAATTATCTCCGAAAAATAGAAGAAAATATAAGAATATTTTAGAAATAGTTGCTAATTTAATGGTTTTAGATATAAATACAGAAAGAAGGTATCCTAAGTCTTGGAGAAGAGATTATAATAAGAATATTGTGAAGGCATTAATGGATTTAGAATATTTGAGAGAAGAGGCTATTAATTCCTGCCGACAACGAGGTGAAAAATGAAACAAAAATATCAAGGTGAATTATTAGGTATGAGTGTTTATATTTCACAGAAATATAAAAAAATGAGATTGCATCCAATAGTATGGGATTGGATACAACAATTTGTAATACGTCCTGATGGCACTTTCCCTCCAATTAAAACTCGAAAAAGGAAAACAAAATGAGATTATTCAAGAAAATTAAAACTATGCACGAAGTATATGGAGATGAAAGTAATCATAAGTGTTGTCTTGTATGTGGGTTATGTATTGATTGCGGTGATTGTAAAAAATTACATGATAAAGTAACTAAAAAGCAAAAACAAAGAAAAATAAAATGACAACTTCAAATTTGAAGTTATACGATAAACTTCTCAAGATTTACAACCTTCTAAATAGTGATGTTAAACCTTCAAAAAAGAATAAAGATGGAGTAGAGGAAAATAGTATCTGCTCAATTTTAAATATTTCTCCTTCGTCATTAAGTTATTATCTAAAGATTTTAAGAGTTTCTGGATTTGTAGAAAAGATAGGAAAAGTATGGCAAATAAAGAAAGAATTTGATGAAAACCAACTTCAAAAATCAATCCGAGTAGATACAAACAACCCTCTTACATTATCCAAATTTCCAAAAGACAAAAATAGAGGACATTCTTTCCAGATGAAAGTAATTCTTAATAACATTTCAGGATGGTATAGTTTTAGGAGAAGAAAATTCTTAGATAGAAGAGGGATTGAGTGGTATCCATTAAAACATCTGATTGGAAGTGGGGAAGGACTAATCTACAAAGGTAGAAAGGTTCACATTACTAACAAATCAATAATTATCTATGAGAAATCAAGTTACATCTCAAATTTGGCAAAAGTTTCACAAAGTCATGCAGTTTATGATATGTTAAGATTAGTAAAAGGTATAGAAAAATTGTTTCAGGCAAACCTTTTTCCTAACGGAAAGATAAAATGGAAAGTTACAAGACAACATCACGCCATGATTAAAAATTCTTTGGCAAAACAGTATAATAGAAAGAAAAAGAAATTAGAGATATGGACTGGGAGAGGATTGACTTATCTAATAGACAATAGCTTTGATTCAGATGAATTTGAAGGAGTTCATAAAGAAACATCCCCAGAAGATATGGATAATAAAATAATTCCTTTTTTCAAATCTTTAGATAAAGATCCTATAACTACTACAACAATAAAAGAAAACTTCAAAGAATTTTCAAAAAGAATAAAGACTCTTTCTGAACAAGACATTAAACTTTCACAAGTTCTTGAACAAATGAATAGCAATATAATTAGAATTACTAAAGAAGTTGCTGAATTAAAATTCAAAAAAGGAAATACTTAAATAAAGAAGAAACTTTAAAAAACCATGAAAAGAAGTGTAATCTTACTATTTTGTTTAATTTTATTATTAGGAATGATTTCAGCAGGATTTCCAATAAGCCTTACACCAAAGAACGCAGAAGGAAAGTATTCTCCAAATACAAATTACTCCTATAAATTTGATTTTACAACAGGTTCAGATTGCACAGGAATTCTTTTAACATATTCAAACAACACAATGACAGATTACACAGGAAGATCCTTCTTTGAAATTGATATTTCTTCATTACCTTCAATTCCTTCTTACTTATGTGAAACAAGAGATGGAACATTAAGAAAAACACATAATTACTCAGATATAATTTTTAATAGGATTTATGGAAAATCATTGAATATTACAGGAAATGTAAGTGGTCAATATATTATAGGTAGTGGGATTTATTTGACAAGTGTAAATGAATCATTGTGGAATACAAATTATTCCCAATTTTTAACTAATCAAAATTATGCCCTTAATGATAGTTTATGGACATTAAATTATTCAACATATCTTACAAAACCAACATGGACACAAGCCACAAATGGAACAATTTTAATGAGATTTCAAGATTGGAATGCAACAAATACATCTTATTATTTAGCAACAAATCCATTTGGATTTTATAATATAACCACCTCCCCTATATACCTTAATGATACTTTCTTTAGTAATTACTCTGATTATTTAACAACTAAAAATTATGCCCTTAACGATTCACGTTGGAGTTTGAATTACTCTGATTATTTGACAAGTAAGAATTATGCTTTGAATGATTCACTTTGGAGTTTGAATTACTCCAACTTCTCGACAATTTATGGATACGCATTAAATGACAGCAGATGGAGTTTAAATTATTCTAACTTTTTATTGAGTTATAATTATGCAACAAATGATTCATTTCTGTTGAATTCAGGCGACACTGCAACTGGAAATTATACCTTTGATTCAGGAACTTTATTTATTGATAGTGTAAGTGATAGAGTCGGTATCGGGACGACTAGTCCTGATGAGATATTAGATATTGAACGAACAAGTACTACTGAAGCAGGAGGTTTTAGGTTAGCTAATTTGCAACAAGGTGGTTATGGAAATGCATTAAGATTTTATTCAACACAGGCTACATTTGGGACAGATACAGTTGAAGCAGCAAGAATAGGTGTTGTAGGAGAATCAAATTGGGCATCTGCTGCAGAAGTTAAAAGTTATATGGCATTTCACACAATAAATAGTAATGTATTGGGAGAAAGAATGAGAATAACTGCTGCAGGCAACGTCGGTATCGGGACAACGGCACCAGATACACAATTAGAGATATATAAATCAATTTCAGATACAACAAATTATGCTTCTTTTAAAATGGCTACTTTGAGAAGTGGAACAGAATATGACATGACGCTTGCTCCTTACGCTGATGATTATTCAGATGTTACAGCTTATCAGGGCACAACAGTATTGCAGACATATGGAAATGATATTGCATTATCAGCGTTTAATACAAATGATAAAATTAAGTTTTTTGCTGGAGATAGAACAACACCAAAAATGTTAATTAATGGAGCGAACGGCAACATCGGAATAGGAACAACAAGTCCTGGAGCGAAATTGGTTGTTAAAGGCGGAAATACAAATGATTTAATAGTTGATAATGACGGCTCACAATATACAGAATTAGATTTGGCTCACGATGGAGTAGTTAAAACTTCTTGGTATTGGGATGAAAATAATTTAATATCTTATTTTAATGTCGGTAGTGGTAAATTTTCTTTTATTGGGGGTGATGTTGGTATTAATACAGCATCGGGAAATGGTAGATTAAGTGTAAGAGGTGCAGGAACAACTACGGGCTATACTTTTGAAGCTGCAAATTCAGCAGGAAACACTAAATTTATTGTGAGAGATGATGGACAAATAGGATTTTATGGTTCTGATAATGCTGAAAAAGTAAGAATAGACAACGCAGGCAACGTCGGAATTGGGACGACAAATCCAAATCGAAGATTAAGTGTAGCTGATGGTTATTTAGAAGTTGATGCAGGTATTGTTGGTGAAAGTGATAGTGGATTTCTATATTTATATCCTGATTATGAGAGTAGTTCTTATTTAAAGTTAGATGATGGCGATGGGTTTTCTTTTATGAATGGAAATGTTGGTATTGGAACGACAGCGCCAACTCATCAGTTAGAGGTTGTTGGAAATCCATCAACTTATTATCCTGCCATGTTTAGTGGTTATTCATCGAGTAAGATACCATTATATGTTTATAGTGATTCTGGCGGTTCTGGTATAGCTCCTGCTGAAAGCATAAGAAATTTAATTTATATAAATCCTTCTGGAAGCACACAATTTTATGGTAATAGTGTTCCTGTAATGACAATATTAGATGGAGGCAACGTCGGAATTGGGACGACAAGTCCTCAAAATAAGTTAAATGTAATTGGAAGTTTGAATATTACAACCAATTCAACTTTGGGAAATCTTAATGCTAATACGATTACCTATTTCCTTTCAGCCCCAACTTTTAGTCCTGCTTGTGATGGGACTTATAATCATTCAATGATTTCAAATGCAAGTGGTTGGTATATATGTGGAGTAGGAGGCACATGGACAAATATAGGATAAAATGAAAAATTGGATAAGAATTTTGTTTGTTGTAGTTTTATTAATGAATTTTATCTCTGCAAATGATACGGAGTCTTTAAATGTATGCGGAGGAGACCAAGAATCAATTATTCAGTGTGTAGGAGACAATGAACTCTCTTATATTGCGAATTTAAAAGGAATTGAATCAGGAACACAACAAATAATTGGATTTGGTTTGGGTGTAGAGAAGTATGCGGGAAATTACAAAAACCTTCTTATAGGATCTATTACTTTAATTCTTCTACTTTCCATGTTCATAATCTTCATTGTTATTGATAAAAGAAGAAAAAACCAAAAACCCAAAAACCCCAAAAACGACAGATTTAAATATTAATACTTCTTCTAATTCTATATATGAATTTAAATTCAAAAAAAGAAATTATGAAGAAAGAAAGAAAAGTAGACAAGAAAGAAGAAAAACATAGAAGAATATCTTCTGCAATAGCAAATATGGATATAGGACAGATAATCTCACCAACAAAGCTATTCAAGAGCATTCAGATACATCCAGACACAGGAAGAGACTTAATGGATTTATATGACTCTTTGAAGATGGTTGGATTTAAAACAATAAGGGATGAAAATGGAATTCTTATAAGAATAATGAGAATAGATGAATCCATAGATATGAAAAAAGAAATTGCAGAAATCAGAAAAGATATTATTGACATAAAAGTAAAATTAGAGGAAGTAAGGTCATTAATCAAAAAATGAGGATGATAACTCTTATATTAGTAGTGATTTTCTCAATTGCAACTATAAACGCACAAGTAACAATAATTCAAAGCCCTTTTGACTTTTCACAGAAAGTAGGAGAAACAAAGAGTTATGTTCTAACAATAAACAATACCTACAACTTTGACATCTATGACATCAAGTTTTCAAATCTTAGTGGATTAGGATTTTCATTCCCTTTAAATTCAACTATTCCAAAGAATTCAACAACAGACATTAACTTCACACTATCTCCCTCACAATCAATTTCAGAGAGTAGAACAAGTAATGTAGAGTTCAGATTTTTGGCAACAATTCCCACAGAAATTACAACTTACAATATAAATGTCACAAATACGGGATTTTCAACAAGGTATTTAATAATAAGAGTGGGAGACACCATAGTATGGACAAACAAAGACAATATCTTCCATAACCTTTTCTCAAGCAAATTCAGTCAAAACATAAATCCAAATGAGACTTTCTCTTACACTTTTAGTGAAATAGGAACTTACAATTATCAAGATAGTGGATGGGCAGAATTTAATAATTTTCGTGGAACTATTGAAGTAATAAATAGAACTTCACAAGAAAAGGTTCATAATCCATTATATGACTTTGTGTGGAATGTTGGACTTAACTTTTTCCTTAATCCAACAAACCTGACTTTTGAGCTTTTAGATGATAGTTTTGAAATATCAGCAACAGGTTCAAGTGAAGGAATTATAAGAATAAAGAATGTTGGAACAGAAACAGCAGAAAGAATAAAAATAAACTCAAGTTCTAATTGGATTACATTTGAAGAAAATAACTTTGATTTAATTGTAAACTCGCAGAATTTAGTTACTTATAAAATTTCTCCAGTAATCTTCAACACAAATGATACAAACAAAACATATACTATTGATTTCACAGTGAAAGGATCAAACACAGAAACTATGACAAAAAGCATTTCTGTATTCATTCCATACACGCAAGTTTTTGTAGATACAAGCACTGATGCGGGTTTTTTAGTGTGGTTTGCAGAGGTATACTGCAAAGCACATCCAAACCTTTTCCTATGCAACCCAAATCAAACCATCATTACTAATGGAAATGGGTCAGACTCTTACCTTTCTCTAAACATCTCTGCAAAAGACTTTTATGACCAAAAGAGAGAAATAGGAAATGTCACAACTTCGGTGATAAGATTGCAAAATGATTATAGTTTATTAAATGATAAAATAGGCATAGTAAACACAATTTCAAACATTTCAAATTTATCGTTAGAATACCAAAAAGAAAGAGACAGGATTTCAAAAAGAGATTCAAACCTAAGAACAATTTTCTTCCTATTTATCTTTCTTGGAATTTTATCTTATGCTTCATTCAAAACTTATAGAAAATATCGTGAAAAGAAAGGACTTATAGAAGGAGCTTATGAATACAGAAGATGAAAACTTGGAAGATAATTTCAATAATTGCAGGAGTATCTGTCTTTTTGTTGGTTCTTAGTTTATCATTTAAACTAATCTTTAATTGGAGTTGGTGGGTTGTAATTGGAACTTCTATCTTTTTAAGTTCTGGTTGGTTAGTTGGAGGAATAATTTTTCTTATAATAAAATTGACAAAGAAAGAGCCGACAATTCTTACACCAAACCTTGAAGATGTAGAAGAATTAGTAAAATATAAAATGAAGCATGATGAAGAAAATCCTGACAATTTCATAATAGAAGAAAGAAGATTATGGAAAATAGGAGAGCCAGAGTCAGAAAGAACTCCAATATGGGTTCTATCAGGACATGGTTCAGAATTAATGGAAGACAGAGTTGTATTGGTAAATTCAAAAAACCTTGCAGAAATATCCTTTCTAATCAATAAAAATTTAAAGGACAATTTAAAAGAAATCTTGGAAGAAGCTACAAGAATGGCAGAACACCAACCAGATATAATAACAAGAGAAGTTGTTCCTGGTGGGGGTGTTGATGAATTTGGAAGACCAATACCTACAAAAGTCATAGTAAGAAGTCAATCAAGAACAGAAATGAAGCAAAAAGAAGAAGAGGAGGAAGTCGAGAAAAAGACTGCATTCTAATGTGGATTGAAATAATTGTCTTTTTTAGTGGACTTATTGCATTAATAATATTTATTGTAATGCAATTTAAAATGAATAAAGATATTCAAAAGATAAGCATAACAGCGAATATGCCTTTAGTTGAGAACATAGTAAGAAAGCATCTTACTGAAGGATATAGTCATGGAGTTCTAAAATCAATAACTCCAAAAAAAAATGGAACTTGTCTTATTGAATTTTATCCTGATGATGTAGAACAAGGAGAAGGAGTTCCAAGACCAGATGTAAAATCATTAATAGTAAGAAAGGAGTATATTAAATCATTTGCAAGAGGAATAAATTCTGCAAGAAGAGAAACAATAAAATTAATCGGAAGAAGTCAATTAGACTATCCAAAAGAAATAAGAAACCTCCAAGAAGTTGAGTTAGAAACAAAGGAAGGACAAATAGCATATCTTGAATCTGTTTTCGGAAAGATGATTCCATCTGGAGATGAAGCAATAGCAGAAATAATGAAGAGATATGCAAGAGGAAGTCCAAAGAAAGGAGTTCTTGACGAATTTGAGCAGGAAATAAAAAAAATGAAAAGTATACAATCAATTCAAAGTTCTTCTGTTCCTGAAAATAAAAACAATACTTAATTTTTGAACAAAAATTCAAAAATAGAAAAGTATTTAAAGGGCATTATCTTTAAAAAACTATGAAAAGAGTTGAGAGATTATTTAATGATAAATTGAAATTACTTGCATTATCATTTTTATTCTTATTTACATTAGGAATTCTTCTCCCACAAGTAAGTTCAGCAACAGGATTATTTACAAACACAACTCTTAATGATTCAAAAGTTTCTGGAACATATTTAATTTATGTAAATATTTCAGAATGTGCTAATAATTGTTACATCGGAAACGTTACATTCACATGGATATGGTATAACGGAACTTCAACAATTCTTTCAACAGTTAATAATGTATCTGGAAACCAATCTGTATTCTCTTACTCATGGGATACTACTGCATTTGATGATGCAAACAACGGAACTTTGAACTTCTCTGCAAGAAATTATACAGGGTGGGCATCAACCTCTCCTCCAAATGCTTCAAATTGGACTCAGGGATTAGATATTGATAACGGATTTCCAACAGCAACACTCTCTTCTTCAACATTTTCCTCTGTCTCTCAAGGATATAATATAAACAAAGGAACATCTTTTACATTGGGAATTGATGCAGATAATACTATTGGAATAACATCTTGTAGTATTTATGCAACAGACTTGCAGAATTCATCAGTTCTTTCATCAACAATAAGCACATCTTCAAATGCATGTTCAAACGCAACTCTAAAACCAGAATCATTCCTTGTAAAAGGTAGAGCATATAATCTATTAGTTCAGGCAACAGATGGAAACGGAAACTCAACAAATAGTTCTACAAGAAGGCTTAATTATCTCCATGCAACAGCAGGATCAAGTGGAAGCAGTTCTGGGTTGAGTTCTGTAACAGCAGGAACATCACAGAGTTTCTTTGGTTCAATAGGAAAAGGAACAACAAACTTCTTTAGTTCAATAGGAAAGGGATTTAGTTCTCTTTTCAAAAAGATAACTTTTTGGACAGACAAATACTAAAATGACAAAAAAATTAAGTTGGATAGCTTGGTTGGGTTCTTTCTTGATAGCTCTTGCCTTATTCAATTGGGGTGTGTTGTGGTGGTTTAACTTCAACATAGTCACATGGATGAGTTTCGAACAGAGATGGCTTGAAGGGTCAATCTATACAATTGTTACAATTATTGGTGGATGGAGCTTAGGAGAGATTTTGTATAAGACTTTAAAGAAAGTAATCTAATAAGATGAAAGAATACCTAAAAGGTGGAAAAGGAAACAAGATTCCAAAAGAGTGCTTTGATAAGAAGCAGTTAGCAATAGGGAAGAGGATAGAAAGGGAGCATACAAAGAATTCTAAGATTGCAGAGGAAATTGCAAGAGATCATTTAACAGAAGACCCAAACTACTACAAAAAACTCAAGAAGGCAAGATTATAGATGTCTAAGATAATATCCCCTGAGAAAATAAACCGAATTCTTGCAGATTTGGGCTACAATCAACGATTATAATCTCCATTAACATATTTCAAGACAAGGATACTTTTGTTTAACTTGGGGTTAAGGAAGAGAAAATCTTCTACTCTTCTAAACTTCTCTTCTAAAAAATAGATTTATATATTATGTAGTGCTAACTAATCCAAATGGCATTTTTTAGGATAAAAGAAGTCAAGGAAGTCAAGGGCATAAAATATGCTTATTATGTTGAAAATCACAAAATTGATTGGAAAGTCAAACAAATAATAAAACAATATCTCGGATGAGCCGATGAAATAGCAAAAAATTAAGAAAATGAATGAAGGATTAAAATATCTTATAAGAAATGATCTCAATAATGAATTACGAGATTTGACAATAAAGCATATTAGGTTATCAAAAGAATATAACGGAACAAAATGCAAAAAATGTGGTTTCGTGCAAGGAAGTGAATATAAAGGAGTAAGGCATTCTTATTGCGAACATCTTACTCAAAAAATAGATAAAAAAATAAAAAAAGAAAGTATTGTTTTAACGAAAAAGATTTTTATCTTTTCGTCTTTTTTAGATTCTCAAAAAGTTGTTTGATTTTTTTCCTCTTGTTTTTTATTGTTCATTTAAATAAGTAAATTCCCTCCTTTCTTATTAATTTTGTTGAACAACTCTTCAGAAATAAGAGGAAGGTGAGATCCTTTCTTTTCAATTCCTTCAAAAGTGATAATTCCTATGTAAACTTTGTTTTTTATGATGTTGTAATAACTCTGTGGTTTCAACCCATGCTTTTTACATATCTCTCTATATCCTACACCTTCAGAAGTCATCTTAAAGCAATCTTGAACTATCTCTGCTTGTTTCTTATGTGGAACTATCTGAAGAATACCTCTTCTATGCTCTTTATCTTTAAATAGAGGTTTGTATCCAAAAGGACATCTTCCAACAATTATCCCTTTGTCAAATTGACTTTCCCTACCAAGTTTAACTCTTGATTTCATTTTATCAATCTCTGCCTTACTCATTGCCCTCATAATAGAACTAACAAACAAATCTTCAGAATCATCAGTTGGTATAAGTCTTATCCCAAACTTTTCAAAATATCTAATTGACAATTCTGCAAAAGCTACATCTCTTGAATATCTATCCCACTTAAAAAAAACAATAGCATCAAACTTCTTTTTTTGTGCTTCTAACAAAAGTCTCTTGAAAGCAGGTCTAACATTCAAATTATAAATATTAGAGAAAGATTCATCACCTACCATTTGTTTTAAATCATCATCTTTGATACTTGCAGATTTTCCACCATCTGTATAAATATCAACAATTTCATATCCCTTATCATAGCAAAACTTAGTCATTCTATTAATTTGTGCATCTATAGAATCTCCTTGCTCAAGTTGTCTCTTACTTGAAACTCTTGGATAAAGTATAACACGAGTTTTAATTTCCATTATTCTTACATAAACTACAATTATATATTTTTATTAAACTTTATAGGAAATCTTGTATATAAATCTGTCGATTATCCTCTCCAATACCAATAACGAGAAAGTTTAAATGTATTGAACACTTTAGAATATAAATCTCCATTAGCATCTTCCAAAATCTTAATCTCAGCTTTCTTACGAAAGGATACCCTAAAACTATTTTTTGAATGACTTGGCATTCTAAGTTGAAATGAACCAGGATACTGAATAGTTTCAATAGCGACCAATCCTAACTTTTCCTTTGTGGAAATACTTTCAGGATTTATATAAAAGGGCTTATCAATAGGATAAAAAACAGTCTTTCTTATTCTTGGTCTAAGTTTCCTATTCCATCTTTTGTATCCCTCATAAGACATTGGTTTGACTTCCCAAAACCATATCAAAATTGGAGAATCTCTTTTCCTTTTGCTTTCATAAGGAATTAAATTTCCAAACTTGTTTTTCCTTTTTCTTTTGACACTTTTACCTGCATAGAACTTTCTACCTTTACCTTTATCTTTTCTTCTCTTTCTTTTTTGAGTATCTCTTGCTCCAATAGTTCTAACCATAGTTCTTTCCCCATAACCACTTCATCATAAACAACATACCGACGAAAAATCTCTCAAAACTCATCTTTTCCATATTGGATATACTAACCATTAAAGGTTTCGTGCATTTTTGAAGTGATTTTGAATAGTAAATCTTTATTTTTATCGTCGGTATTTATCAATCTTAACGATTTAGAATTCAAAAAGTTTTTTCCTGACATCTCATCTTTAACCATAAGAAGATTTTGATTTATTGTCATTTTAATTATATTGTGCCTTTGTTATTAAGAAATAATATAATTTTCAAGATTTTTATATTTTACTATAACCATTTCTCCACCCCCTATAGGACAACTTTTTTTATGATGAATATTAACCAAAAAGAAAAAATAAAAAGTTGGACAACACATCTATTCCTAATCAGCACCTTTCAGGAGTTGTTTTTATTCCATGTCTCTTATCATGGCAACTACGACACAATATCCTCAAATTATTTGGATTATGTGATCCTCCAAAAGCCAAAGGTTTGATATGGTCTATTGTCAAATTCTCTTTTGTTCCACAGAATTTACAGCACTTAGATTTTCTCAAACTCTTCCAAGATTGCTTCCTTCTCTTTGCCAATTCGATTATCCTCTTCTTCTTTCTGTTCGTTTTGTTTAACCTCCTTTGAATGTTGATATTTTTGAATGTAAGATTTGACAGTAACATGATTTAACCCAACCTTTCTGCCTATCTTCCTATAAGTCCTTTCCTTTGGAGAAATATTTTCATCATTGAACATTTCATAGCAGATTTTCATAAGTTTTTCAGTAGTTTGAATCTCTTTTGTTTCTGTTTTGTCAATTTTTTGTTCCTCAATCTCTTTTTCTTGTTTTGCTTTTTCCTTTTCCAATTTCTTTTTCTCTCTTTCCTCTTTTTCTGATTGGATTTGTTTCTTAATTCTTTCTTTAATCTTATCTTCCTCTTCAGAGTAAAATCCTTTCATTTTATTCATTAAATCAGAATAGAATTTCATCTTTTCAGAAAAATGTGTCTTATAAAGGTAAAAGAAATCATATTCCTCTTCCTTATGACAATGTCCTGGTAACCAAAAAATCCACCCTCCTTTATCCCATTCTTCCTGAGATAAAAAGCTTCTTGGAATTTCAGGGCTTTTCAACTGATTTATTAATTCACTTTTGAATCTATTTGCCTTTGCAATGTTTTCTATATCTTTTGCTCCACCCATTTGTCCAAAAAAAGTTTTTGTTGCAGAATTCTTAACACCTTCCTCAGTATCCATCCAAACTTGTGAATCTGTCAAAAAAGAGTTTCCACCTTCCCCCTTATTTCTCATAGTAGAAATATTCTCAATCATTCCT